TGCGATCCACTGTTCAGCGGCAACGATGGCAGCGGGTATGTCCGGGTAACTGTTGCTGTACAGGTGTTGCGCGTCCGGTTGTGCGAAGATGTGTAGCAGCACGTCGTCTGCCAGTCCTCTGTTAGGTTGTGGCTGATTTTTGCGTTCAGTGATAGTGTAGTAGAAGTTGCGGAATTTGGTCATAGTAAAGTCTCCAGATGTTGCGCAACACAGATAGTGTCATTTTTAGCCCCACCATGACAACAAAGAAGTATTTCTTTCATAGTCCACATACGCCCCATCCCTGTGCTATTCCAACCAAACGACAAAGCAACGGTTCCTGGGTGCGCAAGTTCGTTAAACAGATTTCTGCATTGCTTTCTCATGACAGAATCTTGTGTTGATTTCATCGTACACGGAACACCAATTTCTTTATAAAGTTCGCTGATCTGGCGCGGGGAATATGGCGGGTCAAAGATGATGGTATCCACTTTAATTTTTTGGCTAACAAGCATTTCCAAGAAGTCTACACAGTCCATGTGATACGCTGCTTTTGTGTTGGGATTCAGGTCATTTGAATAGGTAAACCCAAGTTCATTATTTCGTGCAAACGGGTCAACAGAAACGCCAGTAAGATGGAACAATACAAACTCTCTGATCGGTTTAATAGTGAATGTATCACCGCTCGCCATAGCCCATGTTCGTGTAAATTTCATGCGTTTATCAAATCCTCTTCCGGTTCAAACGGTTCGTCCTCATCATCGTATTGTGTATCCTCAACACCTGGTAGTGACGGCGTGTAGGTTGGTTTATGCTGCGATACGGGCACAGGCACACCACCAATGACAGTTACTATCTCCCGGCGATGTCCGCCACGTGATGACCACTCCTTCTTGAACAGCCCCGCCTGTATGCCGATCTGAATCGCTTCCTGGATGTGCAGCGGTGTTACCCAGTCATGCCCGCGTGTAATAAGTCGCCGGATCAGAAGTTCAACGCCCGGTCGTTTGGTTAGCCCGTAGAAGGTGGACTCATCATTCTCCCTGATATAGGCTGCGATGTCCGGGAGTAGCAGTTTCGGTTCGGCGTATTCGGCATCCTGAGTACCAGTCTCAATCAGACACGCACCGTCGAAGCCAAAGAACCATGAGCGTCCAATCAGGTTATATGCGGAGTAGTTGGCTTTAACCAGCGTCATCTTCACACCCTGGCCTGATTCGGGACGACGCGCAACGAAGTGGGTTCGTGCTTCGTCTTTGAGTGCCGACGCACCACGCGCATCGTCTGCGGATGTCTGCTTCGACTGACCGCCCATCTTGCTGACATGCGATAGTACCAGCGCAGTTCCGTTACTGACCCTGGCGAGTTTTGTTATCAACTCCATTGTATAGCCGACCACCGCGTTATCGTTCTCATTCGCTGCGCCCAACGCCCGGCGCAGTGTATCAACCACGATGAGTCGCGGTTTGATTTCCTCACAGTAGGCGTACAAGTGATTGTAATAGGCAGATGGCGCGATGTGCCCGGCACGTATCTGTTCGATGAGTGCGCCAGTGCCCTCCGTTTTAAGATGGAACCTCTTCTGTATGTCGGCACGGTAATCGCCAGATGGGAAGTAACGCCGCTCGTAGGCGTTCAGGCGTAACCGCATAATCTCGATTGGGTCCTCACCAGACAGGTAGAGCACATGCGCGGGCGCATCCACTGGCCGGAACGACGGGTAGAGCGTAACCCCGGTCGTGACCGACAGCGCAAGCCCCAGACCGATAAGTGATTTACCCAGACCGCCAGGTGAACTTATAACGGCAGTGATGTTTCTAGGTAGTAGTTCTTGGAATGTCCAGGTTATAGGTGCGCAGTTCCAATACTCGCCTATCTCGTCTGTCTCAAATGCTACGGTTGATTTGGTTGATTCGGTCAGTTGTGCCAGCCGCTGCTTCACGTCAGTGATGTGCTCTGCACCCGCTTCCAGTGCGCGTGTGAGTGATTTGGTTTCGTTAATCAACCGCCGCTGCATCTCATGATTGGACACTATTTGGCAGTAGTTCTCGAAGTTCGCTGTGGTCGGTACAGCCGATATAATCTCCGACATGACAGTATCAGGACTATCAATGTCAAGGTACTCAAGCAGCGTTACCCGGTCAGGTTTGATATTCGATTCATCCAGGAACAACAGTGCATCGTAGATTTTCTGGTGCGCTGGTATGTGGAATGGCATATCGCCAGGGCAGCGTAACAGCGTGTGTGTGCGTCGTATCAGTGCAGGGCGCATGATCATACAGCCCAGGACGGCACGTTCCGCATCCGCATTATATACTTCGCTTTGCATCCAGCATCCTTTCAAACTGCGCCTGAGATATTATCTCCGGTTGAAAGAGAAACCTCACTACTGCCCGTTTAAGCCGTTTCAGGTTGATGTCATGGAACCCGATAGACTGTGATCCGTCGAACGGTGTAACGATAGCGACAAACGTCATCCACTGCGGTTGCCATTGCAGCGTCACGAAGTACGGGTCCACGGTCGCGGTCAGGAGCGGAACCGTATCGAATATGTAGCGGTACTGATAATCAATGGTCATACATCAAGGTCCGCCGTACTCCGTGCGATGATGGATATGCCGCCAGCCTTGCGCACCTGCTCGTCCCAGTTGGATTGGTCAGGCCGTAACACACCCGAATCAGTCTTGACCTCGATGGATGCAAACTGCGCGATGCCGTCCACAGTATTCCAGCCGATCAGGTCGCCACTGCCAGGGGTCAGCCCACACCGTATCTTCCGTGCCGTCTTGCACAGGTTCAGCGCAGCAGGTATGTCGTTGCGCAGTATTGCGGCTCGGATCGCGTCAATAGTGAACGCTGGTGCGAACAGCCCAACGTTGTTTCGGAATAGGGTGAACCCGTGCCTACACGATTCCTTCCAGACCGCGTCTTGTATGTTTTTTTCAAGCATTAAAAATTATCTCCGTACCCGTCCGGGTGTGTGATTTGTAAGACAGTAGGTTTATCGTAGTTTTTCGTGTGTATGTGCATTTCGTCGTCAATATCGTAGTTGACCTCTTTTCTAACTAACGTCTGCGCTTCATGTCGGCTCTCCGCGAACACAATCGCACGTCCACAGTGCCCATCGGCTTTGGCGTAGAATATAACGTAATAGCAGTTAAGCATTCTTAATTATCCCTTCCAGCCAGTGCTGCCAGTTGTCGTACATGCGGTTCTGCTCGTCTTCCCACGATAAAACGTGGTAGATGCTGTTGTGTCCTGTTGGTTTAGTCAGCATGGATAGCCACATACACCTATTAAGAAACTCATATATTTCGGCATCCGGTTTGTCCACGGTTAATGAACCTACAGTCCATCCAGCAGGAAGATCGTGTAGTTTCATCCCAACTATTTTACGCATTAGTCTATCCTTTTCACGGTCGGGAAATACCTTGCAATCAGTTGCCTGTATCGCTCTCTTGGACTGTAGTCATGTAACTCGCTATCCATGCCCTTCTGCAACGCTTCACACGCGCATTTGTGACAGAGGTCTATTTCGTGCGTCGGTCTATCCGCCTCAGCGACTATACGCGCCTGTCCAGTTTCGATGCTCACACCGTTACGCTCTGGCATTTTACGCTTGCACACGTCGCAGGTGATTTCGGTGATTTGCTTAATGGCCATTAGATGATTCCTTTCCCGGCATCGGCAGTACGAATTGCCTCGATTCAAACCATGCGCATAGTGCATCTTCCTGTTTTTGGGTAATCGTGATAATGTCATAGCCTCGACATTTTGTACAATATAGTTTTTTTTCCCAATCCAGTAAGCACCGCGTTTCTTTCTTGCAATCGCAACAGATGTGTTTTTCGTTCATGTCTTATTCCTTTCCCTGCATCGGCGGCAGTTCGCGCCAGCCTATACATTCATTGTAGTCGTGTCTGTTGCTCCAGTAGTCCTTTGCCCATTCTAATTCGTCCACCTCTTTGATAAGCAGCAAGATTTCGTGATCATCGCCAAACTCAGGCGGCGCGCTCGCTGGATGCCACTGCTCCAGTTCGGCAATACACCCTTCGGGCGCATCTATTTTTTCCTTATCTTTGTTTGCCCATTCCTTTACTGACTTTCTGAGGATTTCGGCCTCCAGGTCGGCTATTCGTGCGTTGAGTCTGTCTATCTCAGGCAGTACTTCGCTAGACAGCATGTACTCGCCATTGTCCTCTTCTATCATTCCACCTCTCGCTCGCCAGTATCTTTTCATTATCGTGATTCCTTTATTGTCTTCTGCGCCTTCCATAACGCCTCGCATTCTCGCAGTTCGATTTCTTGTCTTTTCAGCGCGGCCTCCAGTTCGGCTATGCGCTCGCGCTGTTCCTGTACGGTCGCGGCCAAATCTGCAATATCGTCTATGGTCGCCATGTGCGGGTTTACGCTGATCGCGTTAATTCGTTCGTCCTGTGTCATTTCACTTTACTCCTGTATTTCGACGCAGCCTTCTTGCGCTGCTCTTTCGTCCACCATGCCCAACCGGGCTTATATCCTAATTTTTTTCCAACGTCAAGTAGGTCATCATACGACTTCGCCTGACTGATCATATCACGCTTCTGCTCTTTGCTGAACGAATCCACACGTTCAATAAGTTCGCCATCTACTGTTTTTGGTCTGCGGTCCTGGGTCTTGACCGCAAACTCGTATCCGCAGTTCGCACATTGTCGTTTACTGGACGTGTCAACCCAGTAACACTTCGGGCACTGACGTATAGAGATTCCCACATCGTCGTTTCGTTTGGATTTGACCACTCCAGCCTCAAGGCTCCATTCACGGATGTCGTCGGGTAGCCCGTGCATGTTGCAGTTCCCGACATGGTCAAGGATGATCCCATGTGATTTGTCCTTATAGGGGCGCAAACACCGTCCCCACTGTTGCATACATATTACCAGCGATTTAGTTGGACGCAGACTCAGCATCCCATACGCGCCGGGCACGTCCAATCCTTCGTTCACCAAATCGCAACTCATGAGCGTATTCACGCGCCCTTCCGATAAATCACGTATCGCCGCATCACGGGACACAGAGTCCATGCTGCCGTCCACCGCAACAGACCTGAACCCGGCCTCTTGGAACATCGCCGCGCAATGGTGCGCATGTTCGACAGACACGCAGAACACGAGTGACGGTGCGCCGTTCAGATGTTTGGCGTAATGGCCGACCGCATCACCAGTTATGACGGACCGGTCCATCTCCGCAGCAAGCATGTCGCGCTGGTAATCGCCTTTGTCCGTCTTGATCCGTTTCAGGTTGATCGCTACTGGCGGTGCGAAATACTTGTAATCGCTGAGATACTTATTATCCATCAACCACCTGGTAGACGGACCAACTATCAGTTCATCGAACACGCTGCCGAGTCCTGTGCCCGTCATCCTGCACGGGGTCGCGGTCACTCCCAACACATACTTCGCCTTCGCAATAATCTTCTGATACGTTTTCGCCGTGGCGTGGTGCGCCTCATCAATCACAAGCAGGTCAATATCCGGGATGGTGCGCCGGTTCAGCGTATCCTTACTGGCGATATAGACCTCATGCTCGCCGGTACGATGTCCAGCCGCGATAAACCCGTGCGGTACGTCGAAATCCGTGAACGTGCGCGATGCCTGGTTCAGCAGTTCGCGCCGGTGTACCAGTACCATCACGTTATTCCCCTTCATATTCGCCGACTGCGCGATATACGAGAATATGACCGTCTTACCCATACCGGTCTGCCCCTGGAACAGCACATACTTGACTCCACGGGCAAACGCGGCACGGATACCGTCTACGGCCTCGTCCTGGTAGTCTCGTAGGATCGGGAGCGTCATTTACAGAGTGCCTCATACAGCATGTCTACTGGTTTCGTGAATGACAGGTGGAATATGGATAGCATAATCAGCGATATAAACAGCGACACGCAAAGTGGTACGAACCAGATGTATTGCCAGATTTTTTTCATTCGACCTCCTCCACCTCCGCACCCATCCACACCTCACCAGGCATATCCAACGCCGTGTCCGATGCGAATGCGTAGTACCGACCACCAACCGCTTCCAGTAGATGCGCGACCAGTTCATCCATCACACTGTCGTCCAACGCTTCCAGCCGGTCAACCAGCGCGATACCAGAACCAGCATACACCTGCCCGACCGCCCAAGAACACAACACCAACTCACCGTCGCTGACCTCGCGCACATCGCGCCAGCCGCATGCGTCGTCGTGGAACAGGATATGCCCGTCGTCCACGTTGATCCGTTTGCCGAACGGGGACAGTACCTCGTTCACGCCCGCGACGAAATCGTCAATCTCGGTCCCGGCCAGTTTCGATGGTAGTGCCGGGTCGTTCAGCGTATTATAGAACTGCGTATACCACTCGACCTTATCCACCAGCCCGGCGTGTTTGTTCTTATCCGTTTCCCATTTCTGGATGGACAGCAGCGTGGTCAGGATGCGTCCACCGTCCTCGATGCGTTTGTCCAGTGCGTCGTATTCGGCCTGTAACGTTTCCACGTTCTCCGGTTCGGGTTCGGCTTCGATCCGGGCGAGTTCCTCTTTCTGCATGGCGACCCGCTCGGTAATCTGCCTGATCTCCTGTACCCGCTTATCCCAGGCACGGTGCGCGTCCGTCTCTGCGGCGTGGTCCCGGTTCATGGTCGCGTATTTGGCCTCAGCCTCGGCTGCGCGTTCCTGTGCGGATTCATATTCAGATTGCATCTGCGCTGTGAAGTCCTTGCCAACTTTATGTCCGCAGGTAGGGCATGTACCGGTCTGGAAAACTTTCGTGTCTTTGCGAATTTCTGAGAGCACTCCGTTTGCAACTATATATTGCTCATGTGCGGCTTTCAACTGTTCGGTCGTGATTGTTATCTTCGGCTCGCGTGGAACTTTCGGGATAGCGACCGGTTTCTTGAGTTCCGCTATCCGGTCCGCCTTCGATACGACCGCCTGCGCACGGCCTATACGTGTGAGTAGTTCGCGCTGTTCGGCACGTAACTGGTTCATCGCGTTATGGACGGCAGGGATCGCGTCTACGGTCAGTAT